GGAGAGCCTGCGCGGCATGTGAATCGACGGCCGCCAGGTGACGTTGTGCCAGTAATCCGAATCGTCGCTCTCTGCCTTGTACCAGCAGACCATTCCGTTGAGTGTGTCGAACTCGCTGAACGTCTCGCGCACCCAAAGCCGGTCGCCTGGCTGGCCGTAGGGGCTCCACGGCGAGAGGCATTCTCCTGGTGTGCTGCAGACGAGGGCGAATCTGCCACCCCAGGCTGCGTCGTATCGCCCGTCGTCAAGGGGTGTGATGGTCGGCTGCGGCTTCACGATCCGCCGCGTCTTCGCCTTGCGGTCTTCCAGGATTGCGCGGACCATGCCGCCAGAGAATAGAATTGGCCGTTCAATCATCGGAGGGCTCCATGGGAACTTACAACCGTGAATACAAGGGGGTCGCCTACACCATCGACACTCACGAGAGTCGTGGGCGCTGGCGTTGGTCCTGCACGCTCGGAGACGAATTCTTTGAAATCCAAGACAAGGCGCTTCCTTCTGAAGCCATTGCCATCAATGAGGCAGATGCTGACGCTCGCTACCGGATTGATAACGGAGCAGGGAACTAGCGTCACGGCAGAACCTCCGGATATTCATCGTGCAGCACGCCGTCGAGCAGGCGGCCGGCGGTGCGTTTGCCGACCTTTCTAGCGAGGATCCGGCTTGAGAAATCGTTGTGCCAGCCTTTACAGTCGTCGCCAGACTCAAAATCCGGAAGGCCGTGCGCATCGAAGAAATCGCCATGCTGTGAGAACAGGAACGGCGGCTGGGCATCATGCTCGTATGGCACCCATTCACCCCATTGTTTGAATAGGAACGGCACGCCGGCGGTCGCGCATTGATCGCGCAGCGAACGTGCCCAGGCCGGATGCATCGGCCGCGCCTTCGGGCCGGATTCGCCGCCGACTATGACCCAGTCCAAAGACGGGACGCTATCGAACGCCTCCATCAGATCGACCGGCCCGAGCAGCGGCTCCGCGCTTATCCACCGCACCGCCGCCGGCGTCTGCAGCAGCAGCGGGATCCGCTCGTCGGCGGCAGCCTGGTCCTCGACGCTGACGCCGAGCCAGACGTGCGGCAGCGGCTGCCAATCGAACTCCGACCACAGCAGGAACTGCATGCGGGCAGCGCGCTTGGTGAGAACCTGGAAGGTGTGCTGCGGGCAGGCCGCCATGACGTCGAAGACGGCGCGGATGAAATCGGCCGGCACCTTATCGTGGAACAGGTCCGCCCGCGGGCAGACGAAGATCCGGCGCGGGCGCTTCCAGGCGAGCGGGCTGCGGGCGCCGGCCAGCTTCTCCGGGTGGCAGCGCACGTCGTTGAAGGGGCGGCCGAACCACTCGCTCTTCGGGTTCTTCGACCAGCGGGTCTCCACCTCCCGCTTCGCGTAGCAGTGCTTGCAGCCGGCCGAGATCGGGTCGCAGCCGGTGACCGGCGACCAGGTCGCGTCGGTCCATTCGATGGCGCTTTTATCGGTCATAAACGTCCTCCATGCCCAGGCGAGAGAGGTGCACCTTGATCATCTTCCGTGCCTTCTCTTCGTCCATGGCCGCGAAGGCCGCATCGGCTTTGTTCCAACCGTCGTCGGTGTCCGGGAACTGCAGGGCGGTCGAACAGACGCCGAGGCCTTCCGGCTGGAAATGCACGCGCACCTCCGGCCGATTGTCGGCGGCGCCGACGTCGATCGTCACGAGAACCTGGTCATCGTCAGGTCCGTAGAGTTTTGCAAAAGACATTTTTTTATCCTTTCGGTTGATCCGTCATGCCGCCGCCCTCGCCCCTGTCCGCTCCTCGATCCTGCGCATCACCCGGGCGCGCTTGTCGGCATTGCTCTCGATCGGCGCGCCGCGCGCCGGCGACGGCTTCACGCCGAGAATCTGCGCCCACACGCTCACCGGCTTCTCCGCCGGCGGCCGGCCGCGCGGCGGGCGGTCGCGGTGCATCTCGATGCGGATGCGGAAGCCCTTCACCTCCAGCGCCGACAGGCGCTTGTGGTAGAGGCCGAATTCCTTCACGGTCATCAGCACGGTGTGGCGGAAGGGCTTCCTCGAATGCAGCAGCCGGCCAAGCCGCTGCAGGGACTGCGCCCGGCTGCCGTGGTGGAAGTTGAACTCGATCACCTCCTCCAGATCCTGCACGTCCAGGCCGCAGTCGCCCACCCGCGACATAGCAACGGCGCGGTGGCCGGCTAGCACGTCGAGGCGGCGCTTCGTGTCGGCGTGGATGAAGGGGATGCCCAGCTCGTCGGAAATGCGCTTGCCGTCGGCGATCGCATCGGAGAACACGATCGTCTTGCGCCGGCTCGGGGTGCGGCCGAGGGCGCGGAACTTCTCCTCGAGATCGCGCACGATCAGCACCCGCACCGGGACGTCCGGGATCATCCCGGCGTCGCGGAACTCCTGCCAGTCCTCGCCCAGCGCCAGGCCAGTCATCATCTGGATCAGGTCGGCGCGCCCGTCTTCTCTGAACGGCGTCGCCGAGAGGCCGACCCGATATTCCGAGCCGATGGTCGACAGCCGGCTGGCGTTGTTCCCGGGCAGGAACTGCGCCTCGTCGAAGCCGGCCACCGTGAAGCGGTCGCGGTCGAAGCGGTGCCGGGTCGCATAGCCGAAGATCCGCACCTGGCTGCGCACCGCGCCGCAGGCGTCGAGGATGTCGACCCGGTGGTGGTAGGGCGTCTTCACCTCCGCCACGCGCATCCGGCCGTGCTCGCGGAAGAAGGCGATCCACTGGTCGCGGATCGTGCGGGTGTGCACGAACAGCACGTGCTCCCCGGCAATGCGCGAGAAGACCTGGCCCAGGAAGTACATCTTGCCCTGCCCGGGCGGCCAATAGATGCCGACGTTGCCGCTGGCCAGAAAGGCCTCGAAGGCCCGCCGCTGGCCCTCGCGCAAGGCGTAGCCCAGCACCGCCGGCAGCACCCGCCCGGCCGGCACCGGGTTGGGCGGCGCCACCGTCATGCCCGCCTCCAGCAGCTTGCGGAAGGACAGGAAGGCGCGCCCGGCGTTGCGCTTCGTGCTGAAGACGTAGCGCAGCAGGTCCTCCTCGCCCACCGGCGCGCCGGCCTGCGTCCAGAAGCGCCCGTCGCGCCACGCCAGGCCAAGCTTGCCGGCGATCGCCGCCAGGGTGTCCGCCTCGCCGGGATCCTCGTCGGCGAAGAGCGCCTTCTCGCTGAAGCGCGAGACGATGCAGCCGCAGCGCGGGCAGGTGGCGTTGGCGTAAAGCGGCGCCCAGAAGTCCGTGCCGCCGACGGCGGCGCAGCTCTCCAGGCTGTAGCGGTGCTCGCGCTCGACCAGTTCGACCTCGCCGTGATGGATACGGAACCCTGTCGGCGTCGGCCGGGCGCCGTCCTTCCAGTTGTCCGAGCGGCAGGTCAGGCGCATGAACTTCGGGGGAGGCGGCAGGCGGTCCAGCTCGAGCACGCCGCGCGTGTACTTGTCGGCGGCGCGGTAGTCGAATATCTCCGGGTGCTTGCGCAGGAAGGCCGACAGCCACTCCACCTTCACCCGCCGCGACCACAGCTTGCCGTTGCGGCCGTATTCCGGGTAGCTCTTCAGCCAGCCGTCGTCGATGAAGCGCCGCCACAGGCGATGATCGAGCCGCGTGAGGTGCTCCAGGTCGTAGATCGTGAAGTCCTCGTTGTCCCGGGTCGAATGGCCGATGCGCTTGAGGCGGTTGGCCAGCGCCGAGATACCGCAGCCCAGGTGCGCCTGGATCTCCGCGGGCGGCACCTTGCCCCAGTTGTCGCGCAGATACTGGTCCTTCTCCGGCGTCCACTCGATGCGCACCCGTTTCGTACGGTAGCCGCCGCGCTTCGCCGCCTTGATGATGTTGTGGCGGCGGACGCGGTATTTCGTCATCAGCGCCTCGATCGTCTCCGTGGTGCCGTCGTATGCCTGCGCGATCTCGCGCACTTGGTCTTCGGTAAGCAGAGGCGCATTCATGGCCTGGCCTCCGCCGCCCACTCCCGCTGCAGCTCCTCGAGCTCGTCGGCGGTCAATGGCTCCAGGTCGGCGAAGGTGCGGCCGGTGAGCTCTTTCCCGCAGCGTGTGCAGAAATACAGGGCCTTGCTGTGGAAGCAGTGAGTGCCGTAGTGGCAGCCCTTGACGCGGCACACCGTCCAGCCGGCGAGCCGCTCGCGGATGCGCCGGCCGAGGTCGCGCCAGCCGCCGGTGAAGTGCACCAGCATGGCCACGTAGATGGCGTTGGCGAGGGTGATGAAGACGCCGCCGGCGAAGCTGTAGAACTGGTCGAGGTGCGGGTAGTAGAAGAGGTTCCAGACACCCCAGGCGGCGAAGAAGGCCACGCTGGCCACCGACAGCCCGCGCACCTCCTTGTCGCGCCAGAGGGCGAAGCAGTGGTTCAGGACGGCGATGCCGGCGGCCGCCTCGAAGCCACCATTGACGATGTCGGGCCAGGCGGTCATGGCCGCACCTCGCCGGCAGCCATGTCCACACCGATCACCTGCACAGGGGTGGCGTCCTCCTCGCAGTAGATCAGCTGAAAGTCAGTCCCCAGGGCACGGCGGATGATGGCGTGGCACTGGGTGACCCGCTGCTTGTCCTCCGGCAGGGTGGCCGCGTCGAGGGCGCAGATCGCGTCGGCCAGGATACGCAAATCCTCCAGCGGGATGTGGTAGCCGTGACGCTTCAGCCCCGGGTGATCGTCGATTCGCATCAGCCACTGCGGCGGGTGGAACAACTGGTCCAGCTCCAGCTCGGTCAGGTTGAGCCAGGTGCCGGCATCCGTGACGATGGCGGCAAACGTCTTGCCGTGGATATCGCGCGCGCCGACCGTGACGGCGTTGCCGATGCGCCGGCCGTCGCGGGTGCGCAGCTGGGCGCCCACCTGCATGTGGCTCGCGGCCGCGCCGGTGGCCCAGCCCGGCATCGGTTCGGTGTGTTCAGTTTCCATCGCTCACCTCCTGGGTGTCCTTGACCTTGACGATCACCGGCCGCCAGCCGGGCGGGCAGACCGGCGAGACGACGATGTCGCGGCCGTTGTGGATGATCTGCATGCCGGCCTCGCGGGCCTGCCTGGCGATGGCCAGCACCTGGGCGTTGTCCGGGATGGCGGCGGCGTTGCCGAGTGTTGCCTCCATGGTTCTCTCCTTGTTTGCGTCCCCGTGGATCTCGGCTGCCGGCGCGGGGTCGCAGAGCGCCAGCAGCAGGAAATAAATGGCCAGGCCCAGCAGGGCGTCGCGCCAGTCCTTGAGGGTCGGCATGTCAGCGTGACCCGGCCGAGTGGCGGACGAGGCCGAGCAGATCCTTGTCCGTGCCGCGCGTGCCGATCAGCACGTTGCGGTTCGGCATGCGGCGGTAGAGCAGGAAGCGCCCGCCTTTCACGGCCACGAACATGTTGTGGCTGCGGGCGATGCGCTTGGCTTCGTCGAGCGGCGTCAGGATCGTCTGCTGGCCCATGGCGCGCCTCCGCTCAGGCCGCCTGCTGCCGCTCGGCGTCGCGCAGATCGAGGATCTCGCGCGCCAGGCGCATGAAGTGCGGGTCGCGCTCGCCGTTGTGGGCGTAGCCGGCGATGCACTCGAGCGCGATGCGCAGGTTTTCCTCGTCGGCGTTGCGCAGCAGGCTGCCCAGACGCACCGGGTGGCCCTCGTTGAAGAGGTGCAGCGTCAGGTCTGCCAGCTTGCGCGCCGTGCCGCCGCCGCCGAGGATGGTCTTGCGGTGAGCGAGGAAGGGGCTCTCGTGCACCTGCAGGGCGGGGCGCAGGCGCTCGACGGCCGCCTGCAGGCGGTCGGCCACGCTGGTGGCCTTGGCCAGGTGCTCGGGGGCGTCGGAGGCGATCTCGCCGGACTGGACCAGGTCCAGCATGGCGATCGCCGCCTCCATGATGCGGAAGATGTCCTTGGTGTCCTGAATCGACTGCATGGTGGATCTCCTTTCGTGGGTTAGCGGGAGGGCTCCCGCGGGGTGTTTTCGAAGACCCAGCAGTCGACGGTGGCCGGCTTCTGGGAATCCGGATTGCGAACGTTGTAGATGGCGTGGATCGCGGAATTGACCTTCTTGCGGCCGAGGAACTTCCGCCCCCGGGAGGTCTTCAGGTGCTTCTTCAGCTCGCGCAGGTCGGGCAGATGCTGGCGCCGGTCGGCGGCCACCTCGATGAAGTGGTTGAAGTTGATGGCGATGAAGGCCTCGTCCTTGCGAGCGTGGTTCAGGCGCGGCGCGTCGTCGCTGCCGTTGAGGTAGTCGAAGATGTCCCAGAACTCCTGCACCACGGCGTGGTCGGCGTTGATCGCCTCCTGGCGCTCGGCTGCCATGTCCTCGATGAAGGCCTGCGTCTGGCGCAGCTCGGCGGCGCCGACGGGGACCACGTGCGCCAGCGCATCCACCAGGGCGGCGAGCTGGGCGTGGTTTTTGACGATGCGCAGGTTGCGCACGCCCTCCACCTTGAGCAGCCGCTTCTCGTGGTGCGGCACGCGCTCTTCGAAGGTGGCGAGGATCTGCTTCTCCGCCAGGCAGGCCTTGAGGACGAAGCCCGACAGCCGCTCGACGCCGATCTGGCCGAGGGCGTCGGCCGCCGCCTTCGATTCCGGCGTGTGCGAGGCGAGGTCGAAGCCGATGTGGCAGATGCGCTGCATGATCGCGTCGGAGGCCTGCACCGGCGCGTTCTGCGAGATCACCAGCGCGCCGCGGAATGGCGGCTCGTAGGTCTCGTTGCCACTGTTCTTGACGCCGCGCGAATAGACGCTGCGGCCGTTGTAGAGGGGCTTCAGCTCGTCCCAGTCGAAGCCCTTCTGCTTGATGCGGTCCTCCTCGGTGCGGTCGCCCTCGATCAGCACCACCGGCATGTTCGACACCTGGCTGAAGTTGCGCGCGCGCGCCGCCATGGTGGATTTGGAAGGATCGAAACCCTCGTAGTCCGAGCGCCCGGCCAGGCGCCAGAGAAACTCGATCAGCGTCGACTTGCCGGCGCCGGGCTCGCCCACCAGCTCGACGAACGGAAAGCTCTTTTGACGGGCGCGGATCTGCTCGGCGAAGAAGCTGCCCAGCCAGAAGGCCAGCGCGGCGAGGCCCTTGTGGTAGTAGCACTGCCACAGCAGCCCGACCCAGTCTGTTGAGAAGTCCTTCAGGTCGGTGTTGATCGCCAGGTCCACCGAGCGGTTGAGGCTCTTGATGGAGAGCCGTCCGAGGTCGAAGAAATCCTCGTCGTTGAGGGAGACCGTCTTGCCGTCCTTCACCGCCACGTCGTTGAACACCCAGGCGGCGTGCTCCCGGCTGTAGCCGATGAAGTCGACCGTCTCGACCGTCTTGATGCGGCCGAGCCACTTTTTCAGCATGGCGTCGAGCTGGCCGGCGGTGCCGGTGAACACGGCGCCGGCGGCGACGCCCAGCAGGCGTTTCTTGAACTCCGAGGCGGAGGCGAGTTGCCCCCCGGTGAAGGTGTTGTTGACGGACGGCCCGTCGTGCGGGAAGTCGACGCGGAAGTAGTACCAGCTCTCGTCGGTGATGGCGTTCGCCTGGTAGTACAGCGCCGTCGGGTAGCAGTTGGCGATCTCGGTGACGGTGCCGGACTCGGTGAGCGCCAGGTCGCGCCGCTTCTCGTCGCTGAGCGACTTGTCGTCCTGGTACTGCTCCATCACCTTGTGGTAGCGGTCGAGGTCGAGCTTGAACCAGTGCAGCCGGTTGTCGAACTCGAAGCTGAAGGCGTTCCAGCCGTTGCGCCGATACATCAGCAGCGCCTTTTCCTGCGCGCTTTCGGCCAGCAGCAGCGCGCCGTGGTAGCGGTAGCGCTCGATGTCCTTCGGCCCGAGGCGGCCGCGCTGGTGCATGTCGTTCCAGTCGAGCTTCGCCTTGCCCTCGAAGGGGATCGTCGCGGCGGAGACCTCCCAGCCTTCCTCGCGGCTCTTCTTCGCCCACTGGCGTGCGAACTTGCGGCCGGCCTTGTCGCCGTCGAGCGCCCACACCAGGCGCGGCCGGTCCTTTTCCGCCGCCCTGCAGCGTTCGGCCAGCGCCGCCAGCGCCGTGCCCGGGTAGTTGTTGCAGCTCATCGCCGCCACCGCCGCCACGTCGTGGTGCAGCCAGGCGATGGCATCGAAGATGCCCTCGACGATCCACAGCTCCTCGGGGATCTCCGTCGTCGAGGGCGGCGCCCACCAGGTGCCGCCGTACTGGCCGTGGAAGGTCGCCTTGCGGCTGCCGAAGCGGCTCGGCTGGTCGATGATGCGTTCCCACCAGACGCCGCCGGCGAGGGCGAAGCGCACCGTCGCCGAGCCGATCTTCTTCTCCGGGTCGTAGTAGCTCTCCTGGGCGTACCAGCCGGCGATCCTGGCCAGCTCGAAGCCGCGCGCGTCGCGCAGGTAGGCATCGGCCGCCGCGTTGGGCGCCTCGGGGGTTTTCTTGTGGCGCTCCGACCAGCTTTCGAAGAGATCCGGGTACAGCTCCTTCACGTGGTATTCCACGCCGCACTTGTTCGCGCGGCCGCAGCGCAGCACCCAGGGTTTCTCGGCGCTCGTGTGCATCTCTTTCTTGCGGCAGGAGGGGCATTCGCCATTCCGCAGCCAGCGGCCGTCCTTGCTGGGCTTGAAGCCGTAGTCCATTTCAAGCCGGCGGCGGATGTCGTTGTAGAGCTGTTCGTTCATCGTTTTTTTGGCAAAAAAAGTCCCTGCACGCCGGAAACCGGCATGTCACATGCATGCTTCAGAGGGAAAGCGCGGCGGCGGTCTAGCCGGTGTTGAGAGCCATGGCGCGCGGGTGGAGGGATTCCATGGGCAACTCCAGCTGATTCTTCTCGGCGGCTTTCACCGCCGGGGAGCGCGGCGAAAGCGGGATGAAGACCTTAGGATTCGGCGTCATCGACGGCGCAATGGTGCGCACCGCCGCGGTGTGCGCCACCCAGGTGTGGGCGCACTCGATGTTCTGGCACTGCAGGTGGTGCTCCACCACGGACTCGCTCATGGCCCGGCTGGTGCGGATCTTCGCCGTCTGGCCGCAGTGGGGGCACTTGATCCTCATGCGAGCGCCACCAGCAGGCCTACGAGGAGGGCCGCGATCGCCAGCGCGGCGAGGCCGGCTGCGAGCCCTGACAGGATGGCCCTGATCACGGCTTTGCTCCCGCTGCGAGCGCGGACTCGACAGCCTCCAGCATGCGGTTGCGCGCGGCGATGTCCTCGGCGATCTCGCGCTGCGCGATGCGCAGTTCCTCGGGCGACGCCCCGTCGAGCAGATCCGCCGCCGCCACCTCAGCCTGGGCGCCCTCCGTCAGCATGGAGCGGAAGAGCGGGCCGATGGCCTCGATGGAAGCCTCGCCGCCGACCGTGCGGCAGGCGATGCCGAAGGGCCGCAGCATCTCGTCCAGGG